AGCGCTGTGCAGATTACCCCGTCTGCAGGGCTTCTGATGGTCGGATCGGCCACGCCGGCAGCTGCGGCGCCGGCGGGCTGGTTCGATGACGGGATCATTACGTTTACTTCCGGAGTGCTGAACGGCCAAACCCACGAACTGAAGACTTGGGACGGAACTACGCTCACGCTTTATTTGCCGCTGCCCACCGCGCCGGCCGCCGCGGATACGTTCTCGATCGAGCCGGGCTGCAATCACACCGTCTACGATTGCAACAACAAATACAACAACATCGTGAATATGCGCGCGGAAGTGTCGATCCCGGGGATGGATTCGTTGCTGGAGGTAGGAAGTTGAGAGTCGACAGTCGAGAGTCGAAAGTTTTCGGAACTCTTAACTTTCAACTTTTAACTTTCGACTATTGACATGATCCTTCGTTCACAGATTGTGGCGGCTGCGCGAGGATGGCTGGATACGCCATTTCGCCACCAGGGGCGCTGGAAAGATCGTCGCGGCGGGATCGATTGCGCGGGGCTGCCGCTGATGGTGGCCATCGAGCTGGGGATCAAGGACCGCGACGGGAACACTCCCACTCCGGACATGTTTGGGAACTATCCACCGCAACCGGTGGGACATGCCGCGCAGGTTTTCGAGCAATGCGCGCGGCTGCTGTTCGCGAAAGAGATTGCCGATCGGCTTCCCGGCGACGTCCTGGCCATCCGCCTGCCGCGCGAGGCCTGCCACACCGCCATGATCGGCGAGATCGATATGGGCAGCGAACGGTTCCTTTCCCTGATTCACGCATACTCGCCGGCTGGGAAAGTGATTGAGCACATTCTTGATGATGCATGGTTGCGCCGCGTGGCGGGCTGCTTTTCATATGCAGGCGTGGACGAACGAACAAAGTTGACAGTCGACAGTTGAGAGTCGAGAGCTAGGAGCCCAAAACATGAACTGGTTGTTTCGAAGACAGGGCACGCGTAGTCCTAGATCCACATCTCAGGAAACGTCCCTCGCGCGGCCTCAGGCTATGGCTTCGCAATAAACATACCTGCAGAGATTGCGGAAGAGTTTCACACAAAAGCGATCACAAGATTCAGCACGCGCGAGGGTGTGTAACTCTTAACTCTCAACTGTGAACTGTTAACTGGTTTTCCCATGGCCCTAATCGCCCTCACCGTCGCATCCATCGCCATCGACGTTGGCGCGGCAATTTACCGCATGCTGCACAAGACGCCGATCGCGCAGCCGATCGTCGATCAGGTGTCGCTCTCGGCGAACGGCGCGCCGATTCCTTTCGGCTATGGCACGGTGCGGATCGGCGGGCAAGTCTTCTGGTCCAGCGGCATCACTTTCGATCAGCGAAACCAGTCCGCCAAGGGCGGCCCGTCGGTCACCTATTTCGATTTTTATGCCAGCGTGGCGGTCGCTTTTGGCGAAGGGCCGATGTGCCTGAAACGCATTTGGGGCGATTCCAAACTTATCTATATGGATCCTGGCACGACGACGAGTGAGTATCCTGTCGAGGATTTTCCGGCTTACGACCCCACCGCGCTCTACAACCCGGGAAACATCGTGGGCTACCTGGGACAGGTGTACGAGGCCCTGGTCGTTAGTACAGGTGTCTCGCCTCCGAGCGACATCACCAAGTGGCAATTGATCTCCGATTATCCGCCATGGAGCGCGACCACCGATTACAGCTCCGGCGAAGTGGTGAAGTACAACGGAATTCTGTGGGTCGCGCAAGCCGCCAGCCTGGATTTCGCGCCGGGGAATGGAGACACGACCACCGTCAACGGCGTGACCGTGCCGTACTGGAAGACGTTGGCGCAAGCCTATCCGCAGCCGGTGTTCTATCCCGGCGATGAGGTGCAGCTCCCCGATCCAACGATCCAGGCGGTCGAGGGCGTGGCGTTCACGCCGGCGCATCGCGGCCTGGGATACGCGGTGATCACGCGGCTGCCGCTGCTGCAATTCGGCAATCGCGTCCCGAATCTGCGTGGGGAAGTGCAGTATTTGAAGGTACAGAATATTTTGTGAACCGAGTCAATAGTCGAAAGTTAAAAGTTGAAAGTAAGAACTAAGACAAATCGCCCCAGCGCGACGCTTAACTTTCAACTCTAAACTGTCGACTCTCGACTTCCTTTCCATGCCTCCCATTTTCATTCCCGGAACAAATTCCTACGGCGGCTCAAACATCGATGCCATCGGCTGGCCGACCGGGGAGTGGGTTTTTGGTCGCGTCCGCGGATCTGGGCTATCGATTTGGTATGGTGTCGCGGCGCTTCGAATGCGATTCATCTGGGCGCCGCTGGGTCTCTACAGCACGGACTGCCCAAGTGACATTGGTGGGTCGCTGTTCGCGCTGCAATCGCCGGAATGCTGGCAGGTAACCTACGGGCTTTTCTATCCTGGATTCACGAAGCTCTGGCCACCAGTGTTTCCCTGCACTGGCGAATGTGCTGATCCGAAGGCTTCCGATCCGCACATTCAGCTGCAGATCACTTGCTCGCCAAACTCCGGCTGCGGGCTTCCAGGCAACGTGCAAGCCTCGCCGGGTACAGGCCCCAATTTCGAAATGCAAGCGATGGGCTTCACCATCAGTGGCGGAAGCCTGGTGGACTTCACAAACCTGGCCGGAAGCGGTAGCACGATCGACGCTCTTACGCTGGATGGTGTCACCTTTCCTGCCAACAGCGGCCCGGGGGCCAGCAACCTGACGGATAGCACGGGACACCAACTCTGGATGGGTAAGTGGGTAGGGATCGATGGGGTTCCTCTGTTCGTGCTGGTGGCAGCCGGTGCGGCCGGCTCAGCGGGAGCGCCCGCCTCAGCACCTGGGTGGACGCTGGTGATGGGCAGCAGTAACACCGTTGTCCCAAATACCGGCGCTATTCAAGTCTTCATCTATACGCCCACGATTGCCGGCGGGGGCCCGTGCCATTCCATCTCGCCTGACGGCGTGGTGATGGACGTCTGCAAGCGCTCCGGATTGGTTGCCTCGCAGGTAGACGTGAGCCTGCTCGAGGTGGCCGGCAACATTCAGCCGTCGACGCTGGTGAAGGGCTACGTGATCGAGCGGCCCACCTCCGGCGCGGAAATTCTGAAAACTTTGATGCAGGCTTACTTTTTTGGCGGGTGCGAATCCAGCGGCACGATGAAGTTCGTTCCGCGCGGCCTCGCCTCCGCGTTCACCATTCCCGAAGACGACCTGGGCCTGGTAAGCGATAAAACCAAAATCATCGAGCAGTTCGATCAGGAGCAGGACCTGCCGCAGCGATTCGCGGTGACCTACGCGGACCCGCTATATCTGTACCAGCAGGGCAAACAGGAAAAGCTGCGCAACACGCGCGTGGTTCGCACCAAGCAGCAATCGGTGATCAACCTACCGATGGTGATGGATCCGGACTGGGCGCGCCAGGTGGCCGAGAAAACTTTATTCCTCTCGTGGCTCGAGCGGCAGCATTTCCAACTGAACCTGCCGCGCGCCTCCTACCTGCTGGCCGATCCCACCGACAACTTTGAGTTTGTTTACCAGGGGCTCACGTTCACCGCGCGCATCGTGGAGAACGCCATCGGCCAGGGCTTCGTGATCGAGCTGAAGACCGTAAACGAGAACACCAACAACTACACGTCTTCGGCGCAAGGGGCTGGGCTAATCACGCCAAACCCGGTGGGCGGAACGCCCGTAGTGCAGCCGCCTTCGATGATGGCCCTGTTCGATATTCCGCTGCTGCAGGATACCGACGCCAATCCCGCCGGCACTGGAAAATATGTGGCGTTCAGTTCGCTCACGCCCACGCTCTGGCCGGGCGCGCAGCTTTTCATTTCCTCCGACGATGCCAGCTACGCGCCCGAGGGGGCTGCCGACACCACCGACGCGCCATTCGGATATGCCGTCGGCGTGTTGGGCGCTCCGCCGCGATCTCCGTGGATCTGGGACGTGGTGAACACGCTGACGGTGAGCCTGGCGTCAACCACTTTCTCTCTCTCCGGCGACACCGAGCAGAACGTGCTGAACGGCTCGAATATGCTGATCGTTGGGCAGGAGATCATCCAGTTTGTGAACGCCGTGCGGAACATGGATGGGACCTGGACGGTTTCCAAGCTGTTGCGCGGCCGTCGCGGCACGGAGTGGGCGGCCGGCTTCCTGGGCAGCTCGCCGACGGGGACGAATACGCACGCGGATGGTGAGCTGGTGGCCGTGGTCAGCGCCCCAGGCGTGCCGATTGGCCGCTCGGGTGTGTTCCGCGTAGCCGACTCGCTGAGCATCCTCAACACGCTGCGTTACTACCGCGGCATCACGCTGGGCGCGGACCTGACCAGCGCGACGTCGCAGCAGTTGACGCTCACCGGGGCCGATCGCAAGCCGTACGCGCCCGTGCAAATTTCGGGATCGCGTGACATGTCGAATAACCTGACCATCGCCTGGATCCGACGCACGCGCTTCGGCTGGATCAACCTTTCGCAGGATCCCGTTCCGCTGAGCGAAGATTCTGAACTTTACGACGTGGAAATTTACAGCGGAGCGAGCGTCGTACGAACCATCTCGGGCGTGACCTCGCCGACGGCCAGCTACACAGCCGCGCAGCAAACCACAGACTTCGGTTCGGCGCAAGCCTCGGTCGCGGTGCGCGTCTACCAGAAAAGTGTCGAAGTCGGGAGAGGTTTTGCAGGGGCAGCAGCAGTCTAGTTCACAGTCGACAGTTGAGAGTCGAGAGTTAAAGCAGGAGAAAAATGGCTAGTCCCTATCTAGGAATTCAGCACATCGCTGAGGCGCAGAATCAACCGGAGGTTACTGCCAATGGCGCGATCGATGCGCTGGATGCCTCCGACAATGCCGAGGCCAGCTTCGCGCTGACCGACGCGGCCACTGCTATCACTTTGACCCAGGCCCAGATAGCCAGCGGCTTCGTGCTGAAGCTCACGGGGCCGCTGACGGCTGCGCGCAACGCCGTGGTTCCCGCGATCCCGCGCAACTTCGTGGTGTTCAACAACTCCACCGGAGGATTTGCCGTCACGGTGAAGACCAGCGGCGGCTCCGGGATCTCCGTCGCCAATGGACTTTATGTGACCCTCTATTGCGATGGCACGAATGTGGTCCAGCTCAGCGCAGGATCGGGCGGAGGCACGGTGTTGAACTTCTCCGACAATGAGGTCCCGTCCGGCTCAATCGACGGCGTGAACACTGCGTTCACCCTGGCGTTTTCTCCAAGTCCTACTTCATCGCTAATCCTTGTCCAGAACACCCCCGCCGGCGCGGTTGTGCTCATTCAAGGGACGCATTACACCCTTTCAGGGGCGAATATCTCCACGTCAAATCCTCCAGTGACTGGGGACGGTCTGTTCGCCTGGTACAGACACTAAAGAAAGTTAACAGTCGACAGTTGAGAGTCGAAAGTTTTCAGGAGCCAAAACCAATGAGACGTAGTTTCGCAACGCTTCTCGCGCTGCTTTGTTTCGGTGTGTATGTACTTGTATATACACCTCGCGTATTCGCGCAGGCTCCGGAACGGATCACCATTGCCAATGCTGCCTCCACAGGCACGACGCTAAATAAATTGGGAAAGCTCACCGGCGCGCCATCGACCGCTGTAGCGGCTGCGACCACCGACACCGGCGGAGTCATCGGGATCGTGGTCGCCGGCGCGGGAACTACCGGCAGCGCTGTGATTCAGATTGCCGGGACCGGGCCATGCGTGTTCGATGGCCCCACCACGGCAGGGCACTACGTGCAGATCAGCGGAACCTCCGGAGCGGACTGCCATGATTCCGGCGCTTCAAATCCCACAAGCGGGCAAATCATCGGGCGCGTTCTCTCCACCAATGGGGGTGGCGGAACTTACAACATAGTTTTGTTCCCCGCGGAGATTAATGCGAGCGCCGGAAGCGTCAGTTGCGCAAACATGCCTGCGCTTACGGGGGACGTTACGACGTCGGCGGGATCGTGCGCTGACGCGATCGCGAACAATGCTGTTACCTCTGCGAAACAAGCTGTCGTGAACACGCGGCGAACCTGCGCCATCCTCGTGGGCGCCGACAATGCTTCGCTCGCTCTGGCGAATGCAGACATCGCTCCGCAGGGGAGGCAGTGCTTCATTTCCTACGCGGCCACCGTCGTTGAAGTGGAAGTCGCGGCGGATGGTGGAACGCCCAGTGTGATTCCCGCGAAGAATCATGCCGGCTCGCTCTCTGATTTCGTGAGCTCTGCATTGGCAACCGCGGGGAGCGGGGGAATCGCCTGTTCGAATACGGGGGGAACCACGGGGCTGGATGGGACGACGACTTGCTCCGCGACGCTGCAGAACACTTCACTGGCTGCTGGGGATTACATCGAGACGCACTCGGCAACGGCGGGCGGAACGGCCAAGCGCGTGTCCATCTTCGTGACCTACATGGTGAACTAGAATGAGAATTTCCAAATTATTGCTCGGGCTGTTTTCTCTACTTGCCGGGCTTTCAATCTTTGCAAGCCGCGCGCACGCCCAGTGGCCCTACGTTCCAGTGATTCAGTCCAGCAACGCAACGACGAATGCGGCGACCATCAATTGCGTCTTCAATGCAAATGTTACAAGTGGCAACTTAATCATCGTCTCGGCGAACTGGGAATCGGCGACAGGGACGCCCACGGTGACGGACACGCGCAGCACGTCCTACGCGCAGGCGGCCATAGACACCTCTCACACAGTGCGAGTGGCCGTCTACATTGGGACGCTCTCTTCCAGTGGGGCCAATACCGTCACGTTCGCGGAGACGAGCGCTACCTTCTTGAGCGTGACCTGCACGGAATTCCCGCCGAACTGGACCACTACCGTCGACGCCTCCGGATCGGGCGTCACGACGGGGACGCCGGCGACCGTCACAAGCCCGAGCATTACGACAACGCTCAATACGGATTTGCTTTATTCGCACATCGGGGGCTTCCAGAGCGCCGGGCAGATGGACGTCAATAGCGCTAGCCTGCCGTCCTGGACGCAGGTTTCCAATAAGGATGGGGCTGATTCGCAAGCTGCCGCTTTCGCCGTTGCCGGGACCAACGGAAGCTACAGCATGACCTGGAACAACGCTACCAATACGCAGGTTACGACGATGATCGTTGCGTTCAAATCGAAGAGCCTGGCGATCACCAGCGCGGCTACGGCGCCCGACGGAGGCCAATCGGTCGCATACGATTACACCCTGCTGGCAGCGGGGGGCAAGGGAGCCTATACCTGGTCGATCACCTCCGGAGCTCTGCAGCCGGGACTTTCGCTGAATTCCAGCACCGGGGAAATTAGCGGCACGCCCAGCTATGGGCCGACGAACAGCATCACTTTCCAGGTTGCGGACACCAATAGCAATACGGCAACGGCAACGATCAGCCTGAAAGTTGCCAGCGCGCTGAATTCAGTGTCCCTGCTCCAGGGCAAGAGCACCGCCGTGACTGCAAACACATTGGCGTTTACCTCCAACGTGACGGCGGGCAGCCTGCTGATAGCGATCACCGGGTGGAACAATACCGATTCAAAATTCACGTACTGCACCGACACCGCGGGCACGCCATTACAGTTGGTAGCGGCCCGCACCCAATTACCTGTCAGCGGCCAAGTCTCCATCCAGCAGATTTTCGCCGGCATTGCTCCCACTGGCGGGGCCGACACGATCTCCTGCGGCACACTTGCCGACATTTATTCCATCGCGGAATTTTCTGGCGTGATGTATGCGGCGAATGACGACACACTGGTTACGCGCGGCACGACTACCTCGCCCGCTACAGTCACCTCCGGTTCCCTGACCACGCTGATTCCCAACGCGCTGATCACGGGGCTGTGTTATGCGAATTCAGGCTCGAGCACGATGACCGTAGATTCCCCGTTTACCGCCGTGGGATCGACCGCATTCTCGATGCGCCTGGGCTACCGCGTGGTGACCACGGTCACGGGCTACACCATGTCCTGCGATGAAGCCAGCAATACCAGCGGGAACTGGATGTTCCTTCTGGCCGGATTCAGGCCTGGCGGGGGAGCAGCGGCGCCCGGGCCGTCCGGCGTGCGGCATAGGGTTGTGGAGTAAGGGTCTCCCATGTTTCCCAAACGCGAACTGGACAAGATGATGGCCTGGCTCGATCGCTATCCGCCTGGCGCCACGCCCTGGAAACGCTTGACCGACCTGCGCAAAGAGTTTCCCGCGATCCGTTCGCAGATCGAGGCCAACGGGATCATCACGCTCTGGAAGCTGGGACCGCCGAAGCTGCCGCAAAGAAGTCGAGAGTCGAAAGTTGCGGGTCCGGGCTCTACTTGGAGCCCGGCGGTTAAAAAACACTGATTTTGAAAGTTGAAACTCCAGGAGCGGAGACGGAGATTCTCAGGGCGCTCCGCAACTTCTTCGCGCGCGGCAGGCAGCGTTTTAAAGTTCTGCACTCGCTCGAGCCATCCGCACGCTTTCCAAGCGAAGCCGAAATTCTCTACGAGTTGGACCCATACATCCGGCGCGAGTTGATCCTGGCCCGCATGGGGACGGCGCAATTTTTCGCTGCGTTCCCGTTACCGCGATCGGTCAAGCAGTATATGGCCGAGCTAGAAAAGGACCTGGACAAAGTGAACGCCGAGATCGCCAGGCGCGATCTGGCCAATCTGAAGACGGGCCCCAAATAATGGTTTCAAATGAATTGCTGGTACGCGCTGCGCTGGCGCTTTTAGCAGCGCTGATGGGCGTAGCAGCCGGCCTTTTTTCCGCCGGGCGCGTGTACGCCTCGATTCTCCAGAACCGCGAGAAGGACCACAGGGACCTGAACGCCATTGGCGCAACCGTGCGCCGCGATCGCTGGAATCTTCTCATCGCGTTGATGGTGATTTCCGATCATCGCGAGGATCGCCAGCGCCTGGCCGATTTACTCCGGCAGCAATGATCTCTGCGGTTTGCTCTCAACTCTCAACTGTTAACTGTGGACTAAATTATGGCTGATTTCGAACAGGCGGTTGAATTCGTCCTGAAACATGAGGGTGGCCTGGTCGTCAACATGGGCGACCCGGGCGGCACGACTAATTTCGGGATCTCCCAGCGCAGCTATCCGACTCTCCCCATTGAGAAACTGACGCGCGACGATGCCAAGGCTATCTACAAGCGGGATTATTGGCGCTTCGATCCGGTGAAGAGCCAGCGCATTGCCAACAAGCTGCTCGATCTCGCCGTGAACATGGGACCGGTGCCCGCGGCGAAACTGCTGCAGGAATCGCTGCGCTACTTCGTGGTGGGCCCGCTGATCGTGGATGGACTGCTCGGCCACCAAACAATTTCCTCGATCGATAGCGCTGAGGAAGAACCCCTGGTCGCGGAGCTGAAGGCGCGCGCGGCCGTCGCGCACTCCATCGCCGCGAGCCGCCCCGGCATGAATCAGTTTTTGCTCGGCTGGATACGCAGGGACATCGATGGCTGAAGAGCAGTCGAGAGTCGACAGTTGAAAGTTCAGAGTTCGACCAATTTAAACGTTTAAATATTTAAATATCTGAATATCTCAAAACTGGTCCGTGAGCAACTCAGTCAAATTCGTAGTCATCGCGGTGTTGGTCATCTTCGCCACTTGCGCGATCGTGCTGGCCGTGGACGTTCATCGCCTGATGCCTAAGGCGGCCGCCGCATTCGCCGGCATCGGCACGATCGAAAAATCCACCAGCGATCTGGAGGAGGCGACCTACGCATCCGAAGCGCAGATCGCCAGCCTGGCCGACACGGTAAACGACATAGCCGCGCGCCTCGGCCAGCACGAAGAGGCCGAGTTGGCGCAGGCCCAGAAGTCTTCTGAGGAGATCACTAAGCTGCTGAACGATGCCGACGTCGCCGTTGGGCATCTGGACGCGTCCGCGGTACAGCTCGGGACCATCGGAGCGACGACGAACAGCGCGATCGCCGGGATCGCGGCCGATGCGCATGTCACCTTCGGCGCCACGCAGGAAACACTGAATGCCGCGACGGCCGATCTTTCCGACCCATTTCTTAAGGCCGCGATCGCGCAGGCGGCCGATTCCACGGCAAACCTCGCCGTGGCAACGAAGGAGGCCGCCGGCGCCGCGGCCGACGTCCACCAGGTGACCGCATATGAGGCGAAGCAGATCATGAAGCCCATCCGGAAGTCCTGGGCGATCACGCTGGGCGTGGCGCGCGTGGCAGGTAATTTTTTTCATTTTTAGACGGGTCTGGGCTGTACTTGCAGCCCAGCTAATTCAAAGGAGAAACAATGGGCACACCGGCACAACCAATCACAGCAACACCGGCACCTGGGGTAAGCGAGCTGCAGAAGATTTGGAACTGGATTAAATCCAAGGTCGCAATCGTGGAAGCGGACCTGGCCAAGATCCTCGGCAGCAAAACGGCTTCGGAGCTCGAAGCCATCGGCAAGACTCTACTCGACAGCTGGATTGGTCCCTTGGCAGTGGCCGCGATCACAGAAGCCACCGACATCGCCACGGGACAAATGTCCGTCTCCAAAGCAATCGCCGGACTGATCACCTCTGCAGAGGCAAACGGC